CGGCGCGTTTGAAGTAGTCGGCAAAATAGCCGGCGGAGTTATTGACGTCGTTGCCGCAGTTATCAAGGGACTAAATTTCCTCATTCAAGGAGCCGTTCAAGGAATTAACGCACTAATCGGGATCTATAATTCCGTGCCGTTCTTGCCTAACGTTTCAAAAGTAAGCGCACCTTCAATATCCGTTCCGAAGGTTTCGGTTCCCGACATGGGAGGAAGTGCTGCCGTTCCGACTATTTCGGTTCCGGACTTGAGTGGAGGCGGCTCAACTTCCGGAGGCTCTGGCGTATCAAGTGCCGCCGCAGGTGCGGCGCAGTTCTTTAATCCTTCTGCTAATTACGTTCCCTCATTCGGAAAATCTTCTTCAATAGCACTCATGGAGGCAGGACAGTTTCAACGTCAATCCTCAATCGTCAATAACATTACGGTCAACGGTGCAATCGACGCCGAAGGAACCGCGCGTCAAATTGCCGACGTAATGAATAATTCTTATTACAGAGGCACGGGCGGAGCCTCTCAGTTTGTCGGTATCTCGTGACACAATGGAGTCCAGTCTGGAAAATAGAAATAAATGGCGTCAGTTATACGACGGTCACTCTTGCGAATCTTTCGATTACTTCTGGACGCTCGAACATCTATATGCAAGCGCAAGCCGGCTATGCGACAATAAATCTAATCAACCTCACGGGATCGGCAATAGTTCCGACAATTAACGACACGCTGGCAATCTCGGTCAAAGACACCTCAGCAGTTTATGTCCCAATATTCGGTGGATCTATTGTGGACGTCGGTGTGACGGTTTCTCAAGTCGGCTCAGTAGGAATTGCTCAGACTATTACAATCACCGCTCTAGGAGCCTTAGCAAGGTTACAAAAGGCACTTACAAACGGCGTTTTAACTCAAGACTTTGACGGCAATCAAATCGAAACGATTCTCCGTCAAGTCTTATTCGCTCAATGGCAACAGGTTCCGGCGGCTCTAACGTGGGCTACTTATGATCCGACTACGACGTGGGCAAACGCAGAAAATACCGGTCTTGGCGAAATAGATACTCCGGGAAATTATGAACTAGCACAACGCTCTTCAAATCGTACCGACGTTTATTCTCTGGTTGCCGCACTTGCAACTTCTGGACTCGGTTATTTATACGAGGACGCGCAAGGACTTATTTCCTACGCCGATTCAACTCATCGAACTACTTATCTCAGCACATACGGATATACAGATCTTGACGCAAATCAGGCACTCGGTCAAGGGATTAAAATCCAAACACGCGCTGGAGATATTAGAAACGACTTGACGATTAAATACAATACAAATTCGACAAGCGAAGTCAGCGACCGCGACGAGGCTTCAATCGGACTCTATGGCGAACTTGCTCAAATTATTACCACGACAATTAAGCATTCGGCAGACGCAACAGATCAAGCGGCGTTCTATCTATCTCTTCGCGCCTATCCGCAACCTATATTCGAATCTATAACCTTTGCTCTTACGAATCCCGAACTCGATAATGCCGACCGTGACGCACTAATCGGTGCATTCATGGGACAACCAATTAACCTTACAAATCTTCCGCTCAATATGTCCTCCGGTAATTTTCAAGGTTTCATAGAAGGCTGGAGATTCTCAGCCTCTTACAATGAACTGGCAATTACTCTTCTACTCTCACCACTTGCATTCTCTTTGCAAGCAATGAGATGGAATGACGTTCCAATCGTTGAAACGTGGTCGAGCGTGTCGCCGACTCTAGACTGGCAAAATGCGACAATCGTCGCTTAGAAAAGGAGATAGATAAATGGCTAATCCAACAACGTACTTCGGCTGGGTCATGCCGACGGCTACGGATCTCGTTACGGATCTACCGGCGGACTTCAACGTATTCGGTCAAGGCGTGGATACTTCTATGCAAGATTTACTCGGTGGCACAACAGGACAAGTCTTATCGAAAGCGTCTAACACAAACATGGATTTTGCTTGGATTGAACAGGACGATACGACAATCTCATTCAACGCACAAACAGGCACAACTTACACACTCGTCGCCGCAGACTCGGCAAAATTAGTCACAACTTCAAACGCCTCAGCCGTGATCGTAACTATTCCCTCCGGTGTCTTCTCAGCCGGCAACATTATTAACGTCCAATCTATCGGCGTCGGACTCACAACTATTTCAGGGGCTTCGGTGACAATTACTTCAACCGGCGCAACTTCGGCGGCTCCGATTCTTCGCGCGCGTTATTCAGCCGCTTCTATTATCTGCACGGCTTCAAATGTATTTACCGTGATCGGCGATATTGCATAATGCCAATACTTGGAATTATTGCTTCTCAAAATTATCCGAGAACGGTTGCGGTCGATTTCCTAGTGATTGCCGGCGGTGGTGGTGGTGGCGGTGGAAAGTCAAGTGCAGGACTAGGCGGATCCGGTGGCGGTGCTGGCGGTTATAGAACTTCTGCCGGCACATCGGGCAGAGGATCAAGTGCCGAATCTATTCTGCAATTAATTCCTTCTACGAATTACACCGTCACAGTCGGAGCAGGTGGCGCAGGTGGTAACGGAGGCAACGGAGTAATCGGATCTAACTCAGTATTTAGCACCATCACCTGTACCGGCGGTGGACGCGGCGGTTATGGTGAACCATCGTCAAGTGGTGGAAATGGTGGAGCAGGTGGCGGCGCACCTTTCGAATCTAATACACCGGGAACAGGCACAACCGCTCAAGGTTACGACGGCGGAAACGCAACGGCTGGAAATGCTGGATCAGGTGGCGGTGGCGGTGCTGGGGCAGTCGGTCAAGTTTCACAAACAAGCCCTAACTATTCAGGCGGTGCCGGAGGTGCTGGCTTGGCTTCTACTATCACAGGATCTTCGGTTACTCGCGGCGGTGGTGGCGGCGGAGGTGGAGCAACAGGATTAAGCGGTGTTCCCGGAGCCGGTGGATCCGGTGGCGGCGGTGCAGGTGGAAACGGAGGTGCTGGAGTTGCTGGTACTGCTAACACAGGTGGCGGAGGTGGAGGCGGAGATCGACCGGCAACGGCTGGAGGATCCGGTGGATCTGGAGTTGTAATTCTAAAATATCCAGACTCTCGCACTATTACAATCGGATCAGGTTTGACAGGTTCAACGGCTGCACCGAGCGGCGGTTACAAGGTTTCAACAATTACCGCCGGTAGTGGAAATGTGTCGTGGGCATGATGGCGCATTACGCATTCTTAGATCAAAATAAAATTGTAACCGAAGTGATTACAGGAATTGACGAGACGCAATTAATTGAAGGATTAGATCCGGAAACATGGTATGGAAATTTCCGAGGTCAAGTCTGCAAACGTACTTCCTACAACAACAACATTCGCAAGCGTTACGCCGCGATAGGTTATTCCTACATAGAAGAATTAGACGCGTTTATGACGCCTAAATGCCACGAAGAAGCAATACTTAACGCGACGAAAATAGAATGGGAGTGCGCTAATGTCGAACACGAATCAGTTTCCTAACGGCACTCTTCACCGCGTTATTGAAATCGCTCTGGGCGAAGTCGGAACCGTTGAAGAAGGCGACAACCTAACAAAGTACGGGAAAGCCTTTGGCGTCGATGGTCTTCCGTGGTGCGGCTCATTCTGTAATTGGGTCTATAAAGAAGCCGGAGTTAAAATTCCGTCGGTTATCTCAACGGCGGCAGGGGCTCACGCGTTTAAGAATCTTGCTAAATTTAGAGAATCGCCTCAAGTCGGAGATCTTGCATTCATGGATTTTCCTCACGATGGCGTAGATCGTATTTCGCACATCGGAATCGTGGTCAAAGTTGCGTCGGATTCGATTACTACAATCGAAGGAAATACGTCAGGGACAGGCGATCAACGCAACGGCGGAATGGTAATGATCAAGACTCGCGCACTCGGTACAGGGTCACCGGTTGTCGGTTTCGGTCGTTGCCGTTTCGCCGACTTCGAAGGCGAATTACCGGTCATCGTTGCAGAAGTGAAAACAACTATCAAGAAAAAAATAGGAAGGCTAAAAAAATGAAGGAAGCAAAAGCACTCGCGGCTTCATGGGCGCGTTCATTCCTAGCGGCGGCAATCGCTCTTATTGCAGTCGGTGAGACGGATCCAAAAGCACTCTTTACGGCAGGAATGGCAGCGGTTCTTCCGGTCATCTTGCGAACACTCAATCCAAAAGACGCAAGTTTCGGAGTCAAGGGCTAATGTCTCCGACGGAATGGGCGGCGTTAATCGGTTGCGTTATTGCAATTATTTCCGCCGTCTATTCCGCTATGCGTTTCATGATCAAAGCAATTCTTCGCGAGTTTCAACCTAATGGCGGAACTAGCCTCAAGGATCAGGTCAATAGGATAGAAGCGCGTCTAGATCTACTTCTAGCGGAGATTCTCAAGAAATAGACACGCCGTAAATTACGCGTAAGACTTGAATATGTCGGCTCTCGATGAGACTCTTTATTCGGGAGCAACGACAAGGCTCCCACGGGAGCAATAATGATTGAAGACTTTCAATACTGGCTAGCAATTATATGTATCGCAGTTATCGGAATCTCATGGGGCTACTCAAGGGGCTGGAAAGATGGGCATTCGGAAGGTTACGTTCGCGGACGTGCTATTGCTAAGGCACTCAAGGAGATTAATAAATGAGTAATTTCCTAGAAGGATACGAGGACGTCAATGCAAGAATTACAAGAATCCACGCCGAATTTCCATCGTGTCGAATCATTACGCATATCGAAGATATCGACGTTGCTAAAGGTTACGTACTCGTCAAAGCAGAATTCTTCAAAGAGTTCGAAGATCACGTTCCATCATTCACAGATTACGCGCTGGAAATGCGCTCCGATCGTGGAGTTAATCTACACTTCTGGGTCGAAAACGGAATCACAAGCGCAATCGGCAGAGTGATTGGGCTGGCTTCGCCGTCTAAAGATCCAAAAACTGCCGCTCGTCCAACACGTCAGGACATGGAAAAGGTTGAACGCTTATCCACTTCGGACGTTTCAGAATTAAAGAAGAGCGACGCTTGGACTTCGATTCCATCGTGGGACACTAAAGAAGCCGCGGAAACTGCCGGAATGCCAACACTCGGAACGGCAATAGACACAATCAAAGACTCGCTCGGTGGTGCGATTCTCGACGATCCATATTCATGCAAGCACGGAGCGCGCAATTTCAGATCCGGAATATCTAAAAAAACCGATAAGCCCTACGGTGGTTGGTACTGCCCTAATGGGCTCGTCTCACACCAATGCGAAGTTGTCTGGGGCGTATTAGGTGCAGATGGTAATTGGGCGGTTAAGAAATGAGCGAATTTGTAGAGATAATAAATCCGCGCACAATGACGGCGAAACTTTTACTTGATGGACAAGTTACTGCCGAGTATAAGGTCGAACAATGTGATTCATGCAAGTTATTACTCAAATTCGATTCTGCCGGTTATCAAGTTGCAGATCTTGAAAAAGTAATGTGGCTATGTGGATCATGCCGTCCTACGAATTAAGGTATTCAGTCGCCTTCGCAGATGAAATGTATATTCATCAAGCGGCGACCGATAAAATCCTTCAAGGATCCGGAGTCATGGGATCTCAGCCGAGATACAACCTGGCTCTTAACACGCATGAACAAGTCTCAGAGTTAGCCGAATCCATAACGGCAGAATTAATCGTGGCACGTTACTTCGGGCTCGATTATGACGCACGTCAAAATAACGGAAAACATCACGCCGACGTGGGGCAAGGCTTGGAAATCAAGTGGACGAAATACGAATCCGGACACTTAATCATCTATCCCAATGACAGAGATAGCGACGTGGCGGTAATGGTCGTAGGTAAAAGCCCTACCTATCGCATAGCGGGCTGGATACCGGTGCAATTCGCTAAACGGGCAAAGTATAAGCACCGATCTCAGGATTCATGGTGGATAGAGCAACACAATCTCTTTCCAATCGAGGATTTAGTAAGGAGCGAACATGGACGTTCACTTATCTAGTTGTCGTATATGTAAGAAGGTTACTATGCAACGCGAACGGATCGTCACGGACAAACTTCCGCCTAATGTAAAAGTGCTGGAATGTCTCAAGTGCGGAGTAATGGGCGTCGTAATGCTGGAGGATATTCAATGAGTAATAAACAAAAAACAAAAAAAACGCGTTTCAAATATGCCTACCATCTTTCATGCGTCGATTGCAATCAAACGTGGTGTCTTTCGTCCATGCAGGATCAATGCATAAAAACCGCCGCACATCACGTCGCTAATCATGTTGTAATTGGTTCGTTCGGGCTATCAAAATGCGTTGAATGGTGTCAAGCGTGATTAGTTATCCACAGGGAAAGAATAACCTGTGGACGACACGCAGGAGCGCCGTTCAAGTTATCCACATACTCATCGGTAACTTGACACGTCGGCTACCATCACGACGCGGTGGAGAGCCGCCCAGGCGAATCGCTCGCCGCCGCTTCTTGGTGGTTGCGGGAGTTCTATGTCTAACGGGAGTTAGTACGGCTTCTCAAGCAAAAGCAGTTAATAACACAATAGAGATCTATAAACTTTACGCACATACAAAGTTACTCAACTCTAAAGAATTTCATTGTGTAGATTTACTCTGGACTAAAGAATCTCAATGGAATTCACAATCCGATAACAAAGACTCAACGGCATTCGGAATTCCTCAACTGCTTAAGATGAAGGAACGCAATCCATTCAAGCAGATAGATCTAGGGCTACGCTATATCCATCATAGATATTCGACTCCTTGCAAGGCGTGGGCGTACTGGAAGCAGAAGGGTCACTACTAGATGGCACAAGACAGACACGGGAAAGTTTATGGATCAGCGTGGCGCAAAATGCGCAAGATGATTCTTGCTCGAGACGGATTTACTTGCGGTTATTGCGGTCAGCCGGCAAACACCGTCGATCATGTTCAAGCCGTCAATAAGGGCGGAGAGATATTGAATCCAGATAATCTGATCGCCGCGTGTGTTTCGTGTAATTCACGAAAGCAAGATAAGCCGACTCACCTTTTTTTAAGACCGCGTTCCACCGCCATGCTATCCCGTGAATCTCTTTCACCACTAAACGAAACGATAAGTTATGACTAAGGCTGGACAGGGCAAGACAAGGGCTCTCAAGGTCGTATCAGGGACGAACAGGGATTCGGTCAGCATAGATTCGACACTTGCTCCAGTAAAGTCTCTAATCGGCTCTCCTACGCCTCGAATTCACTCAAAACTCAATGATCTTCCGTCTAAAGGACAGGAACTAATCGACTTCGCAACGAAATTCGGGATTGAACTCATGCCGTGGCAGAAGTTCGTTATCGAACACGCGCATAAAATCAAGCCGGATCAACGGTGGAACTCGAGTGAAGTCTGCATAGTCGCCGCACGTCAGCAAGGAAAATCAACGCTTCTCATGGTACGCGCACTCGCTGGACTCTTCTTATGGAATGAACCTCTCCAGATTTCTTCGGCTCACCGGTTATCAACCTCGCTCGAACTCTTTCGCCAAATTGTGAAAATCGTTGAAACGCACGACGAACTCAAAGAGCAGGTTAAAGTTATTCGATGGGCTCATGGATCCGAAGAGATAGAGACAAAATCTGGAAATCGTTATCTAGTTCGCGCAAGTAATTCGGCGGCTCGTGGTATCGCACGTCCAGAGGTAATCTACATGGACGAACTTTCCATGATGAAAGATCTCGATGGTTTTGCCTCGTTGCGTTATACGATGATGGCATCGAGGAATCCGCAAGTCTGGACGTTCTCAACGGCAGGAGATCAGACTTCGGTCGTACTCAATCAACTTCGAGAACGTGGAATGAATGCCGCAGTCGATGGAGACGATAAAATTACGTATCTCGAATGGTCTGCATATACCGACGATATTCACGACGAGAATAACTGGGTCGCAAGCAATCCGGCACTTGGTCACACCGTACACGAGGATAATATCCGCGCCGTTCTCAATGATCCGCCTCACGTCGTGCAAACCGAAGTTCTCTGTCGATGGATCCATCAAAAAGACGCAGTAATTCCGGCTCTCTCATGGGAAGAGTGCGGCGATGACGTGGATCTAGATATCGAGCGTCAAACGTGGTTCGGACTTGACTTATCTCCGGACAGAAAAGCGGGCGCGCTCGTTGCGGCTCAACGCTTAGACGATAATCGCTTCGTGATAAAGTTAATGCGAACATGGGAGAACTCTGTCTCTCTCAACGATCTATCTATCGCTAACGATATCGCCGAACACTTTCGAAAGTATCCCGTCGAGGTTGTCGCCTATAGCAAGCGCACCGCCTCAAGTGTTGCCGGACGCCTCGTTCCTGCCGGTATTCCAATTATGGATTTCGACGGACATAACTACGCGACTTCTTGCGATCTTCTATTATCGGCAATTACTTCCGGCAGACTTAGACACAATCGAAATCCAGAATTGACAAAACAAATTCTCTCAGCCGTTCGCCTACCTCACGGAGACGGAGGCTGGATTATAGGAAGAAGAGCGTCTCAGACAACCGTATGCGCCGCCGTGGCGGCGGCTCTTTGCACTCACTTCGCGACACGCGGAGAGACAGAGATAGACATTCTCGTCGGCTAGGCGTATAAGTGCGCTCTACACTTTGCGCATGGGTCTAAAAGATTTATTTATTACAAAGCCTCAAAGCCTACCGGCGACCTCCGACATCGAAGCGTCTCTCGCTCCGGTCAATGTCACCTCTTCGCTATACAATATCTACGGCGTTGCCGGAATTACGGCTTCACGCGTTGAATTCATGTCTGTACCAACATGCGCCAGAGCGCGAAACATTATTTCGTCAAGTGTTGCAAGTATTCCGCTTAAGGTTCGCACAAAAGCCGACGGCGCGCGTGTTGAAACACCTCCGCGCGTTATTAATCAACCGGATCCACGCGTTCCCGGATCCGCGACTTATGCGTGGCTCGCAGAAGATATTCTTCTATACGGTTACGGCTACTTAAAAATTAATGAAATTTATTCCGACACATATCGCATTCGTTCTTGCGAAAGAGTAGATCCAACTCGGGTCACGATTAAAACTAATGCGATGGGAACGGAAATTGAGTATTATTGCGTAGATTCAATTCCAGTTCCTTATGAAGGCGTCGGATCTCTCGCGGTGTTCTACGGTAATGATGAAGGAATTCTCAATCGCGCCGGACGAACAATTAAAGCCGGAGCAGAATTGGAACGCGCCGCGACAATGTACGCGCGCGAACCGGTTCCAACAATGGTTCTCAAATCTAACGGAGCAGCACTTCCGGCGGATCGTATTGCAAAACTTCTCGAATCATGGGGCGCGGCTCGTCGCAATCGTTCAACCGCATTCCTCAATGCCGACGTAACTTTAGAAACTTTAGGATTCGATCCGGAGAAATTGCAACTCAATCAGGCGCGTTCCTACGTTGCGACAGAACTCGCTCGGGTTACTGGAATTCCTGCTTATTATGTGGACGCCGAATCTGGATCAAGTATGACGTACTCGAATGCCTCACTTGCTCGTCAATCTTTATTGGATTTCTCACTTCGTCCAATTATGACAAGTATTGAAGAGCGTCTTTCAATGACAGGAATGCCAAACGATTTCGTTTCTTCTACGCAAGAAGTAAAATTCGATCTTGACGATTACTTGCGCGGTTCTGCAAAAGAACGCGCCGACGTCTATAAAATTCTTTTTGATATAGGGGCAATTACCGCCGATGAAATCCGAATGGAAGAGGAAATGATCCGATGAATGAAACTCCAATGAATCTCAACTTCTCGATTAAGGTTAGTGCAACAAATTTTCCTAAGCGCGAAATCTCCGGTCGAATAGTTACATGGAATGAAGTCGGTTCGACTTCTGCCGGTGAAACTTTATTTACTCCGGGATCTATTACTTTCGGAGACACTACGAAATTATTACTTGAACACAAACGCGAATCTCCAATCGGTTTCCTCAAGTCTTACAAAGTTACAGACGCCGGAATTGACGCGGTATTTTCTATCGGAAATACAACCGCCGGAAACGATAGCCTCGTGGAGGCAAGTTCCGGACTTCGCGATGGTTTCAGCGTTGGAGTTCTAGCCGATAAGTATAAAAATATAGATGGCGTTCTTACAATTTCCGCGAGTTCTCTTAAAGAGGTTTCACTCGTTACAGATCCGGCAATCGCAAGCGCAAAAGTCGCAATCGCGGCAAGTGAAAATTCTGATCCGGAAACACCGGAGACAGAAGAAATAAATCCAACTAATGAAGGAGAAAACGAAGTGGAAATCACTCCAACCGTTCCAGACGCTCCAGCCGAAACGGTTGAAGCGGCGAAAGTAGTGAACTTAGGTTCAGCACCTCTCGCATTTACAAAACCACGTTCACCAATTCTTACCGCAGGAAATTATCTTGAACACACAATCCGAGCAGGTCTTGGAAATGAAGATTCACGTCAATATGTAAAAGCGGCAGACGATAGTTTCACAACTAATCCAGCGTTCAGCCCAGTTTCTTACGTTCGCGACGTTGCACAAAATACTAATGCTATGCGTCCAGTAATTGACGCTTGCGGTGGAACACGTCCGCTTAATAGTTACGGTATGACAGTTTCAATTCCTAAAATCACTGCTAATTCAACTGCTGCAACTGTCGCAGAAGGCGGAGATCCAACTGGAACAACTGCAATCACTTCTGCTTACGTCAATGCGACTGTAATCAAAAAAGCCGGTTTCCAACGCTATTCAGTCGAACTTCTCGACCGATCAGATCCATCATTCTATGAAATCATGCTTCAAAATCTTCGCGACGCATATGCTCAAGCAACCGACCAATATGTAATTGCACAAATTACAGCCGGCGGAACACAAGCAACTGCAACAGCCGCAGACTCAGCCGGAATTATTTCTTTCGTTTCGACAGAATCTCCAGCCGTCTACAACGCAACAAAGCGCACCGCAAAGTCATTCGTTTCAGGGACTTCTATGTGGAGCACTCTTCTTGGTGCAGTGGATACAACTGGGCGACCAATTTACAACGCGGGAAATCCGATGAATAATGCAGGATCTGCAATTCCTACAAGTATTCGCGGAAACGTACTAGGACTCGATTACTACGTGGACCCAAACATGGTTTCTACTTCTATCGACGAATCAGCGTTCATTATTGAGCCTCGTTCGATTGAAATTTTTGAATCTCCTGCTCTTCAACTCGCTACCAACGTTCCAACAACAGGCGAAATCGAAATCATGCTCTACGGATACATCGCGGCTCAAGCAGTATTCGCCGGCGGTCTTCGTCGTTTCAATCTAACCTGATCCAAATAATCATCGGCTAGGTACGCTCCCGTATCTAGCCGAGCAGACGAGAGGAATGGAAATGCCTAGTATCGTTACGGCGTCACAACTTCGCACCGTGCTAGGCGTTTCCGTTTCCTTATATTCAGACGCTTATCTTGAAGGAATTATCACAAGCGCAGAGCAAGCAATTCTGCCAATGCTTACCGCTAATCAAAATGCTATTAGTGCGGTTTATTTACAAAATAATGTCGCCTATTACATAACTCAAAAGCCGAATAGTTTCGTCGCCGGTCAAAGCGTCATCGTTACAGGTTGCGTCCCTTCTACATTCAACGGGACTTTAACCGTTACATCAAATTATTATGATCCGTTTCCATATCTTCCATATGCTTATCCTGCTCCTTATTATGTTTTTACGGCAGCAATTACAAATGCGAATATCACCTTCCGTCCGGTGATACCGGCTGGCGTTGCCTATCTATCCGGTGCCAACGCCGCCACTCTTTACGCAAACACCGAAGCAATCGAGCAAGCGATTCTTGTCGTTTCCGTGGAAATCATGCAGAGCGTTACCGCTCCGGGAAATACTTCGGCAGATCTTGAATTCAATCCGCAACCATTCGTCCTCGGTAGATCACTCCAGAATCGGGTCATGGGACTTCTTTCACCTTACATCGACGTTGAAACTATGGCTCAATAATGCCAACGCCTACGAGTATCGCGACAAACGTTCGAGGAACACTTGCGACTGCTCTTTCTTCCGTTGCCGCCTCCGTTTATTCTTCCGTGCCAGAATCGGTAATTGCTCCGGCTTGCGTAATTGTGTACGACTCTCCAATGATGGAAAGTAATTTAATCGGTAATAGCACCGTAAGAGTGAAACTTAATTTTGTAATATCTGCCGCCGTTGCGTTTAATAATAATGCCGGCGCACTCGATAATCTCGAGAAATTAATAATAAGCATTCTGTCGGTTATACCGTCCGGATACGTCGTCGGAAACGTCCAAACTCCGCAAGTCATATCGCTAGGATCGTCGAATTTACTTTCGGCGGATCTATCCGTTTCGACCTACTACACACAACAGACAATCTAAGGAGATACCTAAAATGCCAACTACAATCGTCACGGGTCGCGATATAACCTTTACGCTCGCAACCGTAAATTATGACGCGCAAACGACTTCGGTCACTCTAGTTAATGCGCCAGTTATCACGACTTATCAAACACTTGATGGGAAAGCCTATAAGCACATTGACGACCAATGGACTCTTAATATTGCACTTCTTGCAGACTGGGGCGCGACTTCATCGCTATTCGAAGCCATGTGGACGGCGTTCACTTCGGCTCCTAATACTGCACTCGCATTCACACTCGTTTCGGCTACTGGCGCGTCATTCGCTGGCAACGTCTTTCCGGTTGCTCCAACTGCCGGCGGCGCGGCTCCAGACGCACAGACCGACACTTGGACAATGCTATGTTCTACAACTCCAGTCTTAACAATCACTTGATCTAACTAGAGAAAACGGGAGCAATAATGAAACTACCAATCACCATCGAATACATGTCCGGCGACTCAGGAACCTACACGGCTCAACCGCCGGAGTGGGCTAAATGGGAAAATAAAACCGGATACACAATTTCACAAGCGCAAGATAAAATCGGAATATCCGATCTCTTATTCCTTGCGTGGAATGCCATGAAAAGGGAGTCAGGCGGCAAGCCTGTCAAGCCCTTCGAAATATGGTGCGAGACTGTATCCGACGTACGAACCGGAGACGAAGCCCCAAAAGTTACGCCGCCGGAAGCGTGAATCGGATTCTCGTCGAGTTAGCAATAGCGACGGGAATACCGATGAGCGAATGGGTCACGGCGGAGCAGATCTATACGGCGAAGGAAATCTTGGAGGCTAGACAATGACATTCAAGGCGACAAAGGGTCAAGGCACTTTCCGAATAGAGTGCGAGCCTTACGCGTTGAAAAATCTAATTCAGACTCTCAACATGCTGGACAAGGAAACTCAATGGAGAGTCAGAGACGCGGCTCAACCTCTTTCGCAAAGACTAGCCGGTCAGATTATGCAATTCGGAGACGCCTCTCCTACTCCGCAGACGAAACTCGTTCTTAAATCTATCGCCACGCCTCGCGATCGTCTGATTCGTGTGGACGTCGGTGGATCTAAGAAAGTCGGTCGTCCCTACGGTGGAACAGCAAGTAAAAGCGGCAAAGGGAACAAAGTAGGCAAAAGCGCGGCTCCTGCCGGTGCGCTTCTATGGGGCTCGGAATATGGATCCCATCAAGGCGTAGATCGTGCAGGAAGAAAATTTACAAATAGATTTAAGGCTCCTTACCGTAGAGATGGCTACTGGCTAAATAAAGCCGTGGACTTCTATACGCCTATCGTTGCAAAAGAATATATTGACCTAGTTCAATCCGTTATTAAGAATCTGGAACTCGACTAATGGCTGGCATTCCTAAAGTAAAGATTACCTTTGACGCGGACTTCGACGACCTAAAAAAAGGAATCAAAGGCGGTCAAGGTGAGATAGAAAGTTTCAGCGACAAAGTTACAGACTTCGGAAAGAAAGCCGGACTTGCATTCGCCGCCGCCGCAGGAGCCGCCGCAATCTACGCCGGCAAGTTAGCAATCGACGGAGTAAAAGCGGCGATAGAAGATGAAGCCGCGCAGGTGCGCCTCGCAAACTCTCTCAAAAATGCAACTGGCGCAACTAATGATCAGATAAAAGCAATCGAAGAAAACGTTTTAAAAATGTCTCTCGCTTCGGGAGTCTCCGACGAAAAATTGCGTCCGGCTCTGTCTCGCCTAGCGCTCTCAACTAATGACGCTAAGAAGGCTCAAGATTTACTTACTCTCGCTCTGGATATATCTCAAGCAACCGGAAAAGACTTGGAAGGCGTTGCTAACGCTCTCGGTAAGGCTTACGACGGCAATAACACAGCACTCGGTAAGTTAGGCGTAGGACTCTCAGCCGCCGAACTTAAGGCGATGAGTTTCACAGAGACGCAAGGAAAACTTTCAGAATTATTCGGTGGGGCTTCTGCCGCTAATGCAAAGACATTCGCCGGACGAATGGAAATCCTCAAGGTTACATTCGACGAGGCAAAGGAATCAGTCGGAGCAAAACTTCTTCCGATTATTCAAGATTTAGTCCAATTCGTAATCGACAAAGTTATTCCGGCACTTGGTAAGTTTGCCGATTATTTTAAGCCGATAACTCAAGCAATAAACGATAATAAGGAAACGTTTAAAGCATTCGGACAATTTATTGTCGATTACGTTGCGCCAGTTCTGGTCAATGTTCTAGGCGGCGCGTTTGAAGTAGTCGGCAAAATAGCCGGCGGAGTTATTGACGTCGTTGCCGCAGTTATCAAGGGACTAAATTTCCTCATTCAAGGAGCCGTTCAAGGAATTAACGCACTAATCGGGAT